ATGGGCACCATCACAGAACGCAAACGCAAGAACGGAAAATCGAGTTACACGGCGCAGATCCGGATCAAGCGCCAAGGCAGCGTAGTTTATCAGGAAAGCCAAACCTTTGAGCGCAAGCAGGCCGCCGGCGCTTGGCTGAAAAAGCGAGAAGGGGAGCTGGCCCAGCCGGGTGCGCTTGATAAAGCTTTGCGCGGTGGTGTGACTGTGCGAGAAATGATCTTGCGCTACCTGGAAGAGTTTGAGCGGGTGCGGCCGCTGGGCAAAACCAAGCGTGCAACATTAAAGGCGATTGCTGATACCTGGCTGGGCGACCTGGTCGACAGCGACCTCACTAGCCAGCGCTTGGTCGAGTATGCGCACTGGCGCAGAAGTGAGCAGGGCGGTGCAGTGCAGCCGCAGACCATCGGTAATGACCTTTCCCACCTGGGTGCGGTGATGTCTGTAGCGCGGCCCGCCTGGGGCTTTGAGGTGGATCATCACGCTATGGCCGACGCCCGCAAGGTGCTGCGCAAGATGGGTATGGCGTCACGCAGTAAAGAACGCGACCGCCGGCCGAGCCTGGAAGAGCTCGACTTGCTCATGGCGCACTTCTCTGAGATGCAGCAGCGGCGCCCCTCATCCATCCCCATGCCAAAGGTGATTGCCTTCGCGCTGTTCTCTACCCGCCGGCAAGACGAGATCACCCGCATTCGCTGGGCCGACCTAGACGAGGCTGGCCAGCGTGTACTGGTGCGCGATATGAAGAACCCCGGCCAGAAGCTCGGCAACGATGTGTGGTGCCACTTGCCCGATGAAGCATGGGCCATTGTGCAGAGCATGCCGCGGCTGGCTGAAGAGATCTTCCCATATAACTCCAGCTCTATCTCAGCCTCTTTCACCAGGGCGTGCAAGTTCCTGGAGATCGAGGATCTGCGCTTTCACGACCTGCGGCATGATGGTGTGAGCCGGCTATTTGAGATGGATTGGGATATTCCGCGCGTAGCCAGCGTGTCTGGGCACCGGGACTGGAATTCGTTGCGGCGTTACACTCATCTGCGTGGCCGGGGTGATCGGTACTCTGGTTGGCTAAGTGCGGGGAGTGTTAAGGAAGCCCCTAGGCGTTTAGCTGCTTTTACAAAATCATAGGGATGGCAGAGGCAGGGAATGAAGAGTGTCGAGTGGAAAAAGGGTGCTAAACCTGAGCTTGTGCTTGCAAGACTCGCGGAGGTTACTTCTGTTTCAGATGGTGGGGCAATAAGGGTTGAAAATGGGGAGCATTTTGGCTTGATGCCCATTTTGCATAATATGCTTGTTTATAAGCGCGATTACAGCTTTAGCACTAAAGTCATGTTTCGCATGAAGGCTTTCTCCATTTGTGCTAACGCGGGCTCTCTTAATAAAGATGATTTTATCGGGGAGCTGCGTAAACAAGTGGCAGCATATGATGCTGCAGATATGCAGGATTTCAGGTTGACGAGCTCCCTTTCAATTAATCATGGTTTGTTGCCCGCTAGAATTAAACTCCCTAGCTCAACGGTTTATTGTTACTCTGGTCCCTTGCCCAAGAAATATAGCACCCGTGCGGCCAATGAAAAGCACTGGCGGTTTAACTTTCCTAATGAGTCGCCGCTTCCCTCGCAGTACACGCGTGTTGTCGTTATGGTTAAAGCTAAGAATGTTTCCGATGCATTCCATAAAGCAATGCATGACCTAAACTTCCTTAGGGGGCTACTTGGGCTGCGTTATAATCCTGAGCAGAGTTTTAGCTATGGCGGGCGCGCATACAGGCCTCTCAATAAGGTTATGCTGGGGGGGATGCACTGCATCCATTTCGCAGATGGAGCGCTTAGCGGGGTGAATTCCTATTGGTATGAGCCGCACTTCTCGGCTATTCAGCCGGCTGGGGCTCCGGGTAATGCGGCTAAAGAAAAAGCCAGTCTTGCTAAGTATCTGCGATTTAGATTTAAATATATAAGTCGCTATCCTGCGGGAGATCAGGCGCGAATAGTTTCTTGCATTGCAAGATATGCGCTTGCTCTAGATGAGTTTGATTATAATGCAACCCTACATAAGCTCTGGTCTGCAATGGAATCGCTGCTGATTGGTGTGGGGCAAAAATCGGACGCGATGATTAAGCGCTGTTCTTATGTGTTTGATGATCCTGAGTATTACTTTCAGGTTTTGACTTATCTAAAGGATTATCGAAATGCCCACATACATGACGGAGTAGGGGATGAAGAGGCAGAGCGTCATTGCTATAGTCTTCAGGAATGTTATAGAGGGATGATTGCCTTTTACTTTGGGATGTCTGACTTTTTTACTTCGATTCAAGAGGCTAACAAGTTTTTGGATGGCTCAAACGATCCCCAAGTTATCGAGCGTCAGATAGAGTTGTTGCAGCGGGCAAAAAGGTATATCCACTCCGGTTAGTTACCCCGTTTTCCGATAGCGTCCCTGCAACTTGTCATTCTCAATCACTGCCTTAGTCCGCTGATCGTCCAGGTACTTGGCTAGATCCTGCAGATGCACTCCCTTCGCGGTTTTCTGGCTGCCTTCCATCCGCACAATCGGCAGGTCTATTTCTGCCGCCATCACCTTGCGCTGCAGCTTCTCCACGCTGAGATGGCTGAAGTAGTCAGTGCACACTTTTTCTAGCGGTATCACTGCCAGCCCATCGTACTGCGCCATCAACAAGAAGAGTGTGTTCATACCATGCTGCCCTCCAGGCCGAGCTGCTCCTGCATTGGTGTGCGTGGGTGGGGACGGTTTTCCACCTCTATGGGGTGCACCTGTGGATCGCAGCTGTAGCTAGTGCAGATCTCGGTCGCAAACACCTCCTGTTTGTGCCGGCTGCATGTGCCGTAGGGCGTCCGCTGCTTGCACCCATTCCAGGTTGCGAATGGGCAGTGAGCATCGTTGGCGAACCCCTTGGCTTGGTAGTGCAGGCAGCTCACGCAAGCTTTTGGCATGGTGATATGGCTCAGGTTTCGCTTATACCCCTCCACAAGCTGCGCTGCAGCACCACCCCCAGAGCGGAGCGGTGTGCTCGGTTCTGCTGCGTGGCGCACGCCTTGGGTGGGGGTATTGGCGGTTTCGCGGGTGCTGGAAACGGGCTTAATAATGCCTGCCCCTGCGGGGCAGTGACTCTTTATACCGCTGCCGCTGGACTGCACAGGGCGACCGGTTGGCGCGGCGCTGAGGTGCTGCTTGGCGTTGCGGTCGCCGCCGCGCAGCAGCGCGGCAGGGGCAGCGGTGTAAGTGGCAGCGGGTGCTGTGCTGGTAGTCATGCGCAGTCTCTCCCTTCCGATAGGTAAGCCGGTGATGCGGGCTGGCGGGGCTGCTGTGTTTGCACTGCCAAGCGGCGGTTGTGGGCGGTCAGCTCGTTAAACAGCTGCACCTGATACTGGTGAAACGCTTCCTCGCTGCTCCAGGCGCGTATGCGTTGCGCAAGCGGCTGTGTGCCAGACAGGCACGGCCAAGATGTTCCGCCGCTTGGCATCAGGTCGCGCTTCTCGGTGGCCAGAGCGATCATGTCGGCATCGTGCACGCACGCCGGCAGCTCCGGATCGAGCCGGAAGCGGGCGCAGATCGCGTGCCAGATGTGCTGCTCGATCTGGCGGGCGACTGGTAGCAGTGCCTTGAAAGGGCGGGTGATGTCGCCAATGTATGCTTCGGTGGCATCGTGCAGCAGGGCGGCCAGACGGTGCTCGGCGGCCACCAGCTCTGCCACCATGCAACTGTGTTGCGCCACGCTGTAAAAACGGTGGGTGTGACCGTTGAAGCGGCACAGGTGCGCCAGTGCGTGCGCAATATCCAGCGGGCTCACGTCCTCCGCGCTTGGTTGCATCAGGTCAAAGTGTTTGCCGGTGTGGGTGAGTATCCAGCTCATGCCGCACCTCCCTGCATCACCTGCTCTGTATCTTCTGGGCTGGCGCTGCTCGGGCTTTGCGGTGCTGGCTCAACCCAGCCCAGGCGCGTGGCCATGTTGCGGCACTCGTCGCGCAGCTCGCGGGCGGTCTCGGCTTGTGGTGCGTTGAAGGCGTCAAAGGTGCGGGCGGCAAGGTCCAGTGTGGTGGCCGCCTGCAGTAGGGCGCTGCGGTCTAGCACCTGCAGCACTTTCACTTCGCGCAGCCGGGCGCTTAGGTCCGTGATGGTCTGCTGCTGACGGTCTGCGATGTGCTGTTGCTCACTGGCCAAGCGCTCATGCCGGCTTGCTTTGCTGTTCAGCAGATCCCGTTCAATCTCGTGCTGCACGTCGCGTTCGCCGCGGCCAATGCGCAAGCCGTAGAAGTACAGCGCGAGCGGTGCGCAGATCAGAATGCACAGCCCAACAAGGGTGGTGGGTTGCATATCCATGGTGGTTGCTCCGTGGTTTATGGGGCCGGTGGTGGCGGCCGGGTCGTCAGGGTTGTTCTGGTGGTGCCAGTGCCTTGGCCAGCGTGTTGTCCGCTCGGGCGGCGCGCTGGTCGATGTAGGCGGCCAGATGGTGGATCTCGATGTACTGGCGGGCCTCGCGGCTTTCTTCCAGGGTGGTGACCGGAAGTGGCAGGCGCGGGGTGCCGAGTACGCGCTTAAAGCGGTCTTCATTGACGTTGCGAAACAGGCGCTCGCGCAGCTCCTCGCGGGGCACCAGCACGGTGCCAAACATGCGAAAGAGCATGTCCAGCGTGCTTGGCCGGGGCGGCGTGTGCAGGCGCAGAACCTGTTGGGCTGTGTCCTCGGTCACGATGGCTCCTTATTACGTTGTGGGTGGTTCCAGGCAATGGTCAGGTGCGTGCGCACCAGCGCATGCCAGTGCGGCGGGACCAGCTCCATCGCAGCGCGGCGCTCGGCCAGCGTGGGCAGCTGCACAATGGCGGCTGCCCAGGCGCGGGGCGTGAGCGGCTGCACCGTCTGGCCATTGATGCGCAGGTGCTGAGCGTCACGCGACATCTGCCCGGTCCGGTGGTGGCGGTGCGGGTGGTTGCATGTCGAGCTGGAAGGCGAGCCAGCGCAGCCCGTCCCGGCGAATGCGGGTAGAGCTGCTGTACTGCATGCCAAGTGACGGGTGCGGCCAGCTGCTCTCGTGAATAAACAGATAGGCACGGTGCTGCTGTGGTTGGGCGGGCAGGTTGCGGTCGTTCAGCAGCCTTTTGGCGCGCATGCGCTTGATCAGCTCTGGCCGCGTGATGCCCAGCGCCTGAGCAGCGCTTTGCAACGTATATGCGTACATGGGCCACCTCTCAGGCTACCTGTGCGGTGCTGCGGCAGGCGCTGAGAAAGCGCTGCAGCAGCTCGTGCAGTTGCTGATAGGCCGCCTCGGGGTCAGCTGGCAGGGCCATGCACAGACGAGTGTCTTGCACTTGAATACAGGTGCGCTCTGGTGAGCTGGTCACCTCCACGTCCAGATCGTCGTCTGTCGTGAACTGCTGGGTGCCTTGCCGCAGCACGACCGCCCGGCGTAGGGTGCTTTCTACGTCGCTGACCAGATCCCATTCGTCCAGCTGGGTCGCTTCTGCGTGCACGCCGTTGGCCGCGCCCTGGATAAACCGCACAGCCCGTTCTGGGCAGGCCGGGCGCTTGAGGGTGATGCAGCTCTGGCCCTGACTGCTGCTCACAGTCAGCTCAACGGCATGGCTGCATTGCAGCACCAGCAGTTGCACCGTGGTGCTAACGCCCAGGCTGTTGCGCAAGGTGTGTTCAAAGGGGCCGTTGAGTGCCAGTTGTGCTGGCAGGCGTGCGTGACTAGCGGGGTTAAGTGTGAGCATGCTCATGCTGCGTCGCCTCCCTGTGGTGAGGGGGAGGGCGCACGGCTGACCAAGCGCGGCCGGCTGACAACATACCGGGCGCCCGCGTCGCGTGCGGCTCTACGTAGCTCAAAGATGCGGTCTGCGCTGCAGGATGGCAGCGCGTGGAGTGTGGTGGTCTTCATTGCTTACCTCGGCTCTGTGGTGGAGAGATGAGGTAAATATGAACCATAAGTACAATTCAGTAAAGAGCTGTTGGTTCAAATTTCGTTGGCGACGATCCTGCACCGTCTTGCTACCTAGTGGACTTGGTTAGCCAAGGTCGATACCATCCTGCGTGACAGACAACTTGGAAATGAGATTCAACATATGGATTTGCAGCCAATCGTAAAGTGGGCAGGTGGAAAGCGATGGCTGGTACGGAAACCAGAGGGGCTATTTCCTGATTCGTATAGTCGCTACTTTGAGCCTTTTTTAGGTGGCGCGGCGGTTTATTTCCACCTCAGGCCGGCTGTAGCCATGCTCTCTGACGTTAATGCTGAGCTGATTAATGTCTACCAATCTATTAAAGAAGACTGGAAAAGCGTCGCCGATCTACTTCGGGAACACCAGGAGCTTCACTCTAAAGAACACTACTACTCCACTAGATCTAGTTTGCCAATTTCTCCGGTTGAACGGGCTGCGAGAACACTATATCTCAACAGAACCTGCTGGAATGGGCTTTATAGAGTGAATCTTAAGGGGGAGTTTAATGTTCCTATTGGTACTAAAAGTAATGTGCTTTCAGATATAGATAAGTTTCCTGCTGTTTCAGAGCTTTTTAAGTCGGCGGAGTTCGCTGTTCGGGACTTTGAGGTTAGTATAAATTCAGCAGAGAGTGATGATTTCGTTTTTGTTGATCCGCCATATACGGTCAAGCACAATCTCAATGGTTTTGTGAAATATAACGAAAACCTATTTGGCTGGGAGGATCAGGTTCGTTTGAAAGAATCTATATCTAGGGCGGTGGCGAGAGGTGTTAAGGTTCTTGTGTTGAATGCAAATCATGCTTCCATACGAGAGTTGTATGAAGGGTTTGATCAAGTAGCCTTGTCTAGAGCAAATGTGCTCGCAGGGAAAAGCGAGTTCCGCGGTGTGTACGAAGAACTCGCTATAAAGTGCTGGTAGTCTATATGCTGGCCTTTAGGTCTCGGTAAAGTGCGGATTCGCCACTACTTCCAGGCTTATATCTGGTTGTGTTGAAGTCTTCGTCAGATAGCTTAACCTTTTCTAGAATTTTGTAGAATTTATTTTTGTCTGGCTCCTCTTCTTTAAGCTGCTCTAAGCAGTCCTTTAGGAGCCTCATGAAAGCCATGAATCCATTTGTTTTGGAAAGCATGGCTCCTCCGTCCGTGCTTGACCAGGCAACAGGCCAGCGCTCTTTAATGGCGTCGAAATAGTTCCATATAAGCTTCGCTAGTTCCTTGTCGCGGCCTTCGATCATATGATTTCTAAATATTAGTTTTCCGCTCCCGCCACGAGATGGAGTGCCGCCCCGCATGTAGATATCCCTATCCTTGATGGGGTTGTCTGATATGTATTTCATTAATGCATTTACAAATGCAGCCTGAGTGATGCTACTTGGAAGTGTGTGTTCCTGAGCAACACCAAGCCTTTTTATTCTGGAGTAGAAAGGGCTATTCGGTGATGATTCAAGCGCGACTGCTATCTGGTGGCATAGCTTTTGAGGGCTTCGTTTCTTGGCTAGTGAAAACAAATCGTAAGTCAAGCTTTTGTTGACTTTTGTTTGGGCTAAGTTGACGGTTGAGAAAATTGTTGCTTCGTCAGAGACTTCAATGTCAACAAAGATCGAGATGTTTACTTCGAACGAGTTTCCCTTGTAGCCTTCCAGTCCCGCTATTCGGTGTTGCCCGTCGATGACTTTGGCTATTTCATGTAAAGCAACGTCGCCAAGCAGGCTTCCATTCTCTGTTGAGAACGGTTTGAGAGTCATTGTTCTGTTCGCGGTGTCATAGCTAGCACAAACAGCAGGTATTGAAAGTATGATAGCAGTCGGAAAACAGGCATCTACCGTATTGGTATAGTCGGATATATCTTGTTTTCTTTTGTTTGAGAGTGGGCGCTGGATGCCAAGATATGATTCGAACCCTCGCTCCCCCTCCATTCTTCTGATGTCGGATTTTGTGATTTCTATCAGGCTGCGGTGATCGATGCTTCCAATGTAAAAGGTGCCTATAGGCTGTTTTACTGGAATGCATGGAATAGTGATAGGTAGCATAGGTACTACTGGCAAATTAAGCTCACTCATCGGTGCTCGCTCCCATCATCTGATTGAGTTCGTCGGCGAACCCCTGTGCATCGTTGGATATAGTGTTGGAATGGTTGTAGTGACTGTCGCTTAAAGTGGTTATTGATAACTGGTATGCGGTTGCCAAAAACATTATTACTGCTGTCATGCAAAACATTAATATTGAAATGGGGAACATCAAGCTAATATTTAGGTTAAGGTCTACTTCGTCATTTGCGATTAAAAACGCGCTTAAGATAAGTATTATTAATCCAGACATGAATAGTGCGGTGGCGGAAGGAAACGGCTTGGCGCCGGTATGCAGGTTTTTCATTCCCTTTAGGTATACGGGGGCAAGCATTGTGGCTGCGTAAATGCCAAGAACGCCGTCATTAATTATGGCTAGGAAGCTATTTATATATTCGCTTATAAATATCTGTAAGTTGCTGTAATTTACTTCCGGTCTGAATAGGCATACAAATAATGCTCCTAGCCATACAGGAAATGTGGATATTAATATCGTGGTGATAGTTTTTGAGAGCGCGGTTTTGTTGTCATATAAAGATGTGTCAGGAAGCCCGCTTATAAATGGGAGTCTTCTGACGAATCGTGAGATTCGACCATCACGGTTATTGTTTGTACTCATGCACAATCCCTGTTGATTAACTCTGACGGGCTATAGTTTTTTTGCATTCCAAACCAACAACACTCGTCCGTGGATTCTCACGTCGGAGACATTGATGATTTGGTCCTTATGTTTTTCGTTGTCGCTGATCATGTCGAACTGAGTAGGTGAGTGCTTCTGCAGACGCTTGATGTACAGAAGATTGTCCCAAGTGAACACGTAAACCCCATCACCTACAAAGGCGTCAACTCCGCGGTCGATGATGACCGGATCTCCGTCGTTGATGGTGCCTTCCATGCTTTGGCCCCACCCAGTGATAACTGCAAGATTCTCAACCTTGCTGAACGAGATGCCCCGGCCAATCAGGTGAGACTCGTGCAGCGTCAGGTGGCGGACAGTTTCGATGTAATCGGCGGGCACCTGTCCATGGCCCATGGCGCCACGGATGTTGTATTGGGGGATTGAGATCTCGCCATCCTTAAGACGGCTGCGACCTGCAAAATCGGCGGTTATCACGTTGTTGTCCTTAACATCTTTGCTGCTTGGCGAGCCTTCGCCGTATTGAAGCCATTCGACACGCACGCCCAGATGGTGTGCGATGGTGAGCATGTTGGCGCGGCCAGGCATAGTTTCGCCGTTCAGCCATTTGCTCGCTGCCTTGTCGGAAACACCGGCCACGTCGCGCAAGTAAACGCCAGCCCCCCAAGAGTCCTGCCCCACATTTTTTAGGGCGGCTTTCAGGCGTTGGGCAAAGGCTTGTCGTAGTTCTTCATTTTGTACCATGGGTTCACTATTGCACGTGCTTGACTGAACTTTCAGTACCGAGTTAATCTGTACCTAAAGTTCAGAAAGGTTTGCTTATGAGCTCTCTGAAAGAGGTTGTTGAGAAGGTTGGCGGCGTAACTGCAGCTGCGGGTATCTGTGGAGTTAGCCCGCGCGCGGTCTACAAGTGGTTGGCTGCAGGTGCTCTGCCCAGGACTGATTACACCGGGGAGACAACGTACGCTGCAGCGTTGGCGAAGGCGGCAGGCGAGCCGTTCAGCGCCAAGAAAATACTTGTGCGGGTTGCACGAAGAAGGGCAGCGGCCTAAGGCGCTTGGATTCATGTTTCACATCTGCTCTCTATGGCAGTGATGAAAGCCAGCCCAGCAATGGGCTGGATTCGGTCGCGGTACAGCCGGGAGGCTGGGCCAAGACCAAATTCTTCCGGCGCAAGCCGGGCCGGCATCTCCACCACAGATGATCGGTTGTTGTAGCTGTAGTGACTGCCGGGCGTGCCCGGCTATCACCGACCTGATTGGATCAGGACTTGCCGGCATCTCCACCACAGATTTACCGGCCGTTGGTTGCCCGCCGTCTCCACCACAGATAGGCGGGCAGGTTGGCACGGGCACCACGGAGCGGTGGCCCATGCCTTTTTTCTGGCCGGCGTTTCCACCACAGAGCAGCCGGTCAGGGGTTTGTGATCACTGGGACAGTGCTCACAGCGCAACTGTAGCAAAACAGGTGTGCTGTGGCACTGGCAGACTTTGGAGAGAACTGCCATGAGTCGAGCAGCCATGAGTTGCGTCGAGCGGGCCAAGCGGGAGTTGTTGCCGCTGGAGCTTGCCTGTTATCACGCATTGCGTGAAATGCCCGGCGGTACCGCCGGTTTTGCTGCCCAATATGGGCGTAACCCTTCCACCATGCAGCACAAGCTGAGCCCCACTCAGCGCACCCATAACCTCACGCCCGTTGAGGTTGAAGAAATCACCGCCTACACGCGCGACCCGCGCATTGTGGATTCCATGATTGCGGCCTTTGGCAATGCCTGCTGGGTAGACTTGCAGCCGTTGCTTGAGCGGCAGCAGCGTGAGCACCGGGGCGAGGTAGAGGCACTGGCAGAGGTGCTGACGAGCGCGGGCGAAGCCTTGCGCAAGCAGTCCGGCCTGCTTGAGCGCTTGGGGCACCACCTGTCAGATGGGGTGCTGGACCACAGCGAGGCGGCCGAGTGTAAGCAGCTGATTCAGCGCGTTTACGGCGCGTTGTTGCTGCTTGAGCGCACGCTGGACCACCACGTTGAGGGAGGGCCAGCCCATGGCTGATAACGCGGATATTGCCACCGACAACGTGCAGCGCTACCTGGACCGCACGTTGGCCGACCGTTCGGCCAATGCCTTGCGCACGGTCACGCCTGAGTGTGAAGACTGCGGCGACCCGATTGCACCCGAACGCCTGGCCGCACTGAGCAACTGCGGCTGCATTCGCTGCGTGGATTGCCAAGCGCTGTTTGAACACAAGCAAAAGGGGGTACGCCATGGCTGAGGCACATGAGCTGTTGGAAGACGTGTTGGCTCAACTGCGCGATGCCGGGCTGGACCCGGACACGCCGCTTGAAATTGGTGAGCGTACCCGCTGCAAGGCGAAGGGCGACCAGGGCAAAGCGCGCACCGGATTCTATGTGATTTATGAGCACCGCAACGATGGGCGCACGTTTTACGCGGGAGCGTTCGGCTCTTGGCGTGAGGGCAGTAAGGGCGACTTTCACAAGTTAAAGCCCGTTGGCGGCCGCATGAGCGAGGAAGACCGCAAGGTCATCAAAGCGCGGATTGATGCCACCAAAAAAAGCGAGGCGGCCAAGCAGGCAGCGCGGCATGCAAGGGCAGGGCGGCGCGCTGCTGCCATGTGGAAGACGCTGCCAGAGCGTGGCCGCTCTGCGTATCTGGAGCGGAAACAGGTCACCGCGCTGGGGGTGCGGTTTGGTCGCAAGCCGGGCACAGCTTTGGTGCCGATGCTGAACGTGCGCGACCAGGTGGTAGGGCTGCAGATTCTGTTTGATCAACCGGATGAAGACGGCCTGAGTAAACGCTACTGGCCGCCCGGCCTGCAGAAAGAGGGCGCGTTCTGCTTGATTGGGCCGCATCCGGAGCCGGGTGAAGCGGTGCTGTTGTGTGAGGGCTACGCCACCGGCGCAAGCCTGCATTTGGCCACCGGCATGTGCGTGGCTATCGCCTTTGATGCCGGCAACCTGATGCCGGTGGCCGAGGCGATGCGTGAGCGCTACCCCGGCCGCCAGTTTGTGTTTTGCGCGGATGACGACTGGAAGACCACCAACGCCAAAGGCGAGCCCTGGAATCCGGGGCAGGAGAAGGCCGAGAACGCTGCTGCGGTGGTGGGTGGCCGGGTGGTGATGCCGTTGTTTGAGGGTGAGCGGGAAGACAAGTGGACCGACTTTAACGACCTGCATGTGGCCGAGGGTATTGAGGCGGTGCGCCGGCAGGTGATGGCGGTGGTACGGCCCCGCGCCGAAGGCGGTTGGCGCGAGCACTTGCACCGCAGCAACACCGGGGCACTGGTGGCGCATGTGGTGAACGTGGCGCTGATTCTGGCGAACGATGAGCGTTGGGCCGGGGTAATTGCCGAGGATATTTTCAGCTCCAAGACGGTGAAGCGCCGTGCCACGCCCTATGGCGGCAAGGCAGGGGAGTGGAGCGACCTGGACGACACGCGCACCGCAATCTGGCTGGCTGAGCAGTACGGTTTGCGGGTGAAGGCGCTGACGGTGCTGGAGGCGGTGGGTGTGGTTGCCCATGATCACCAATGGCACCCGGTGCGCGAGTACCTTGCGAGCCTACGCTGGGATGGTGTGCCGCGCTTGCGCAGCTGGTTGCGCACGTACCTGGGTGGCCGTGCTCTGGCTGACCGCGAGGACTACCCAGACGTTATGGGTATGCGTTATTTGGTGTCTGCGGTTGCGCGGGTGATGAAGCCGGGCGCAAAGGCCGATTGCGTGATCATCCTTGAGGGCTTGCAGGGGCGGGGTAAGTCGACGGCGTTGTCGATCCTTGGTGGCGAGTGGTTTATGGATACGCCGTTTCCGCTTGGGGACAAAGAGGCGTTCCAGCAGATCCGCGGCAAGTGGCTGATCGAGTTGGGCGAACTGGATGCGTTCAACAAGGTTGAGAGCACCAAGGCGAAGCAATTCTTTGGGGCCACTACGGACACCTTCCGGGCCAGTTATGCCCGGCGTACGGTGGACGTGCCGAGGCAATGCGTGTTTGCCGGCACCACCAACCAGGACGAATACCTGCGCGATCCAACGGGTAACCGCCGCTATTGGCCGGTGGACTGTACCAAGGTGGATCTGACCGGCTTGGCCGAGGTGCGCGACCAGCTGTGGGCAGAGGCCTATGAGCTGTATCTGGCTGGCGAGCCTTGGTGGCCGCAGACCGACGAGATTGATATGTTCACAGCTGAGCAGGACCTGCGCTTTCAGGGCGATGCCTGGGAGCCGCGCATTGTGAGGTGGCTGGAAGACAACCCCTGTGAGTCGGTCACCAGCGATGTGCTGCTGGAAAAGGCGTTGAACATGGACCCGGGCCACTGGGGCAGGCCAGAGCAAACGCGCATAGGCCAGGTGATGCACCGGCTGCGCTGGCGACGGCGGCGGCTGGCACCACAGGGGCGCTATGGCATCCGGCCTTACGCCTACTTGCGACCAGACGACTGGAAGGCATGGGCCCACCAGGACTCGACACCGAGGGAGCCGGTGTTATGATCCGCGCTATCGATGATATGTTGCGGCTGTGGGCCGCAGAGCTGCACCCGCCTGACGGTGTGTGGCTTGAGTCTGGAGGCCAGTGCGGTAGCCCGCTGGGGGCGTTGATCGACGCCAAGGGGGTGATGATCCGCAGTACGCGGGGCAGCCGGGTGTTGCTGGACGAGTCGGCCGATATTGAGCTGATTGTGAACAAGCATCTGCCGTTCAAGGAATCGCAGGTGGTATGGGAGCACTACGTAAACCATGAGAGCTTTGAGTACCAACGCCTGGAGGCGTGTGGCTGCGGCCGAGCCCAGTTTTACAGGCGATTGCACATGGCTCATGTGCTGATACAGCAGGCTTTGTTGAACCGGAAGCGCGCCGCATGAGGCGCGCTTTTTTGTTTGTGTCCCACCTCCCCACCTGCGTTTTCAGGTCGGGCAGCGTGGAGGCCGCGTATTCTCTGGCTGTGTCCAACACCCTACCGTTTACCCCTGTCCCCCGTACGTGCGGGTACATGTGTGCGCCTACGCGCGCACGCGTGCATGCGCGCGCATATCTATTATTACCTTACAGGTTAGGAAGTGGGACACAGTCAGTAGGGATGTGGGGTTGAGCGGTGTCTCACGTCTGATTTTGGTGGGGTAGGTGGGTCAGGCGCCGCAGGCGCCAAAGCCAGATTGGCAATACTCGCGGCGCACTCGCGGTACATTGGCGGCACACTGCGGGCGCACTGGTGGTATGGCAGTAAACCACCCTTGCTGCCATGAGAATCAGGGGGTATAAATCCCGTAACTTCAAAGAAGTCTGCAAACACAACCCGGCCAACGCGCCGGGTTTTTTGTTTCTGGTGCCCGGCGGTTGCTGATTCTGCCAAGGACGCGGTGCCACCCAATCATGGCAGCCCAGTGAGGGCTTTTACCCAGCCAAGCGGCTGGGTTTTTTTATTCAGAGCGCGGAGGCCGCATGTCTGACCCAAGCAACCCTGCACCCATCGGCAAGGCGATTGCCGAGATCCCGTTGTGGATGGCGATTCTCCTGGCCCTGGCATCCGGCCTGAGTGGTGAGATGCTGCGAGCCTCCGCGCTGATCAACCTGAGCTGGCGGCAGATTGCTGCCCGCATCGGTATGCGCTTCGGCGCTGCTGGCTTGGTTGGCATTGCGGTATTCATGGCGGCTTTCGCTCTGGCTGTGCACCCGTACCTGAGCGCAGCCCTGTGTATCTTCTCGGCAATGCTGGGCGGCGATGTAGCCAGCAGCTTGTTTGAGCGCTGGGCGGCTAAGCGGGCTGGGGTTTGTGGGGTACCGCCACATGGGCGCGCCAGCCAAGACGAATAAGATCACCAGCAGTGCGGCCAAGGGCTACGACTACCGCTGGCAGAAGGCGCGGTTGGTCTGGTTGGCCGAGCATCCGCTGTGTGCGGAGTGCAAGCGGCATGGCCGGGTTACGCCCGCTACGGTGGTGGACCATAAGGTACCGCACCGGCTTGGTCAGGCGTTGGCGAGTGGTTGCAAGCTGGCGATTGCTGCAGCCCGAACGTTGTTCTGGGACCGGAAGAACTGGCAGTCGCTCTGCAAGCAATGCCACGACAGCTACAAGCAACGGGTGGAGAAGTCTGGCGAGCCTGGGTGCTCGGACGATGGAATCCCGCGCAACGCCAGCCACCACTGGAATCAGTGAATCGGCCGGGGTGGGGGGTACCTAAAAGTCCACAACCAACGGACTCTCGAACGACGGGGGGAACCTCGTTTGCAAGAGCGGGAAAAATGGGGGTGGCCCCCTTTGCTGAGGGACGCGGCCCTGTGTGAAATCTGAGGTGAATTATGGCTGGAAATGCAAACTCCGGCCGGCATGCAAAACCCGCTGTGGTGCATCTGCTGACAGGCAATCGGTCGAAGAAATCGGCGCGTGACCTGCAGGACGAGATGCAAGGCAGCCCGCTGCCGGTCGAGATACCGGCTGCGCCTGATTGGTTGGACGAAGACGCCCGCGTTGAGTGGGAGCGAGTCGGCCCTGACCTGGTGCTGCTGGGTTTGATTACACGACTCGACCGGCAGGCGCTCGCCCAGTACTGCGAGGCGGTCAGCGACTATCGACGCTGGACGCTCAAGATTCAGCGCCTGAACGATGAACTGGAAGGGCGCGGCGACGTGATGACCTATCGCACTGGTGCTAAGGATCTCTCGATCTGGCGCAAGCTGCGCAACGATGCCGAGCGGCGCGCTGACGCTGCCGGCGCAAAATTCGGATTCAGCCCGCTTGCGCGGCGCAACCTGCGGGCGCAGTTGCAGGCCCCGCAAGGCGAACTGTTCCCCAATGAGCAAAAAGAGATCGCGGAAAAGTACTTCTGACCGTGCGACCACCTATGCAAAGCATGTGGTGGCCGGAAAGATCGTAGCCGGCCCGCACGTGCGTGACGCCTGCAAGCGCCACCTGCACGACCTGGCCACCGCCAAAGAGCGCGGGCTGGAATGGAGCCTGGAGTTGGCCCAACGGGCAATCGGTTACTTTGAGGATGTGCTGCGGCTCAACGGTGGCCAGTTTGAGGGCAAGCCATTTGTGGTGCTGCCTTGGCAAGCCTTCATCATCGGCTCTCTGTTTGGCTGGTTGGGCACGGATGGTTATCGCCGTTTTCGTACCTGCTACACCGAAACGGCCAAGGGTTCCGGCAAATCGCCGCTGGCCGGCGGCGTCGGACTGTATGGCTTGACCAGTGATGGTGAGCCACGGGCAGAAATCTACGCTGCCGCCACCAAGAAAGATCAGGCTCAGATCCTGTTTCGGGATGCGGTGGCGATGGTGGATCAATCCCCGCTGCTGGCTGAGCGGCTGGAGAAGTCCGGCGCACCTGGGCGAGAGTTCAATCTGGCTCACCTGCAATCAGGTAGTTTCTTTCGCACTGTTTCCGCGGATGATGGCCAGTCCGGCCCGCGGCCTCACATGGCGCTGCTGGACGAGATCCACGAGCACAAGACGGGCACCGTAGTGAACATGATGCGCGCCGGTACCAAGAGCCGGACGCAGGCGCTGATCTTCATGATCACCAACAGCGGTACCAACAAGCAGAGCATCTGCTGGGAGTATCACGAGTACGGGGCAAAGGTGTGCGCTGCTGGTGCGGCGGGTGCTATGCCCGGTGAGCCGTATTACGACGACAGCTTCTTTGCGTTCGTGTGCTCGCTGGATGAAGGCGACGACCCGTTCCAAGACGAGCGCTGTTGGGCCAAGGCAAACCCCAGCCTGGAGCACGGCATTCCCGGCATGAAGTACCTGCGCGAGCAGGTAACAGAAGCCCGCGGAATGCCCAGCAAAGAAGCCACAGTACGGCGACTCAACTTCTGTCAGTGGGTAGAGTCTGCCAGCCCCTGGATCAGCGCAGATGTCTGGCTGGGAGCGCGAGACGCCTACACCCCAGAACGCCTGCGCGGGCGGCGCTGCTATGCAGGTCTGGACCTCTCAAGCACTCAGGATCTGACATCGCTGGTGCTGCTGTTTGAGCCGGACGATAGCGATGAGCAGTGGCGCCTGCTGCCGTACTTCTGGTTACCGGCTGAGGGCTTGGCCGACAAGGCCGAGCGAGACCGGGTGCCGTACACCACCTGGCATGACAAAGGGTGGCTTGAAACCACACCTGGCCGGGCCATCAGCAAGATGTTTGTGCTCCACCGGTTGGTGGAAGTGGCTGACCAATTTGACCTGCAGGGCTTGGCTTATGACCGCTGGCGAATCGAAGATCTCAAGCAAATGATTGAGGACGAAGGTTTAAGTCTGCCGCCGCTGTCTCCGTTCGGGCAGGGCTTCAAGGATATGGGGCCCGCGCTTGATGAGTTTGAGCGGCTGTTGATCAACGGTCAGCTCAAACACAACGGCAATCCGGTGATGACCTGGTGCGCTGCGAACGCGATCACCGCACAAGATCCTGCGGGTAACCGCAAGGTCGCCAAAGACAAAGCCACCGGCCGAGTGGACGGCATTGTTGCCGCCATCATGGCTACGGGCAAAAGCATAGCGCCACCGCCGGAGGCTGAACCGGAGGTTGGCATCATCCTGTTGTGAGGCCTCCATGTTCGGAAGAAAACGCCGCGAGCAGCAAGCGCTGGTCGAGCAGCTCAGCGCGCAGATTACCGATCTGCGGGACCAGATTAACAACAGCTCGGGCATGGTCAGCACCAATGATCGTGAAGCGATCATGGAGCTGTTCAATGTGCAGCCCAGCTATGCCGGGCCGGTGGTGAACTCGCAGACGGCAATGAAGGCATCTGCGGTATACGCCAGCGTTGCACTGTTGGCCGGGGCCGTAGCATCGCTGCCAATACCGGTTTATCAGCGTACCGCCGATGGCCGCGATAGGGCAGAGCATCCGGTGTGGTATCTGCTCAACGAACAGTTCACGCCATCGTTCAGCGCGTTCGCAGCATGGGAATACCTGATTAGTTGCAAGCTGCTGCGAGGCGACAGCTACGGCTGGCTGGTACGCAACCGGGTAGGCGAGGTCGAAGAGATCATTCCTCTGCCCTGGACCCAAACCATTGTCGAGCGCAAGAACGGGCGAAACACCTACTACTTCGAGCTGGATGGCGAGTACTACGGTGTCGAGCAGGAAGATATTTTGCACTTCCATAGCCTTGGTTTTGACGGCGTAAAAAGCCCATCAGTGATTGGCTTGGCTGGCCGCCAGAGCATCGGCGTGGCGTTGGCCGCCGAGGAGTACAGCGCACGCTTCTTCAGTAACGGAGCGCGCCCGGACTTTGCCATCAAACACCCCGGCAATCCGGGGCCTGATCAAGTCAACCTGATGCGCGAGAAGTGGCTGGAACGGCACCAAGGCGGCAGTCGCAGCCATCTGCCGGCCATGCTCACCGGCGGGGCAGACATCAAAGAGCTGAGCATGTCAGCCGAGGACAGCCAGTTGCTGGAGACGCGGCGTTGGCAGGTGGTGGACATTGCCCGTCTGTTTGGTGTGCCAGCTCACATGATTGGTGAGCACGAGAAGTCCAGCAGCTGGGGCAGCGGTATCGAGCAGTTGGGGATCGGCTTTGTGCGCTGGCAGCTGAACCGCCACCTCAAGCCCATCGAGCAGGAGCTGAATCGCAAGCTCTGGCCACGTAGTGCGCGCTACTTCGTCGAGTTCAACCGACAGGGGCTACTGGCCGGCGACAGCAAGGCCGAAGCTGAGTACCTGGCCAAGGCGCTGGGCGGTCCTGGAACGCAGGGCTACATGACGGTAAACGAAGTGCGCCGCATCAAGAATCTGCCGCCCATGGAGGGTGGTGACAAACTCATTTGGGCAGGAGAAAAGGCAAATGAAGAACCGGCTGCTGAAACTGGTACAGGACAACCTGAAGGCGGAGAAGAAGTTTGAGATCCGCGCAGAAGGTGACACGCCTGAGATTTTCCTCTACGACGCTATCGGCGACTGGTACGGCATCAGCGCCGAAGCCTTCGTAAAGGCACTGGCCCAGTTCGACGGGCAGGACGTGCTGCTGCGCATCAACAGCCCCGGTGGTGATGTGTTTGAAGGTCGCGCCATGGCTACTGCCATTCAGCAGCACCGTGGCAAGGTGACGGCCCAGATCGACGGCTTGGCAGCCAGCGCCGCTACCTATGTGGCCACTGCCGCCGCCAGCACGCGCATCAGCCAAGGCGCGTTCTTCATGATTCATTACGCCTGGACGCTGGCCATCGGCAACGCGGATGAACTGGAGACCACAGCAGGGCTGCTACGGAAAGTGGACGGCAGCATCGTCAACGACTACCTGAACAAGACCAGTCAGGAAGAAGCGCAGATCCGCGAATGGATGAAAGCCGAGACGTGGTTTACCGCAGATGAAGCTGTCGAGTACGGCTTTGCCGATAGCCTGCTGGAAGGGCAGAGCGCTGCGGCCAATCACTGGAATCTCTCAGCCTACAACAACACGCCTGCGGCGCTGCTCGCCAATCGCAGGCCGGAAGAACAACCACAGTACGACCGGGCATTGGCAGAACGCCGCCTGGCTCTGCTGGAGCGCATTGCAGCGTAGCGGGCTCCCGCGCGCAGCACCCACACCGCCACCTGGCGGTTTTTTTGTACCTGAAATCGGAGAAAGACCCTATGAGTATCCAAGCCAAGCGGGAGCAACGCCGTAAGCTGGCAGCGCAAACCCGAGCCTTGATGGACGCAACACCCGCCGACCAGTGGGGCGCGGAGCATCAGACCCAGTATGACGGCCTGGTGGCCGAGATCGAAAAGCTGGACGCAGACATTGAGCGTCAGCAAAAGGTGCTCGACATCGAAGCCCGCGACAAGCTGACGGCTCGCCAGCGCGGTGAGCGCGAAGGCATCAGTGAGGATGAAGCCACCCAGCGTGGCCTGGAAGATAAAGCAGTCTTCCATGCCTGGCTGGCCGGTGGTGTTGAGGCGCTAAGCTCAGAGCAACGCGAGTTGGTTGCCAAGCGCCGCGAAGACCTGCGCAACGCCATGAGCACCGGCGTGCCAGCAGAGGGCGGCTATCTGGTGCCGAATGAGTTCAGCGCCACGCTGCTGGAGGCAATGAAGGCCTACGGCGGCATGCGTGAAGTGGCGCAGGTGATTCGCACCGAGTCTGGTGCCGCGATGGATTACCCAACCACTGACGCCACCTCGGAGGAGGGCGAAATCCTAGGCGAGAACGAAGAAGCCGGTAGCAGTGACGCCGAATTCGGTACGCTCGCGCACGTGGTTTACAAGTTCAGCTCCAAAGACATCGCGATCCCGTTTGAGCTGCTGCAAGACAGCGCTATCGACATTGAAGCGCATATCCGCGAGCGCCTGGTACAGCGCCTTGGCCGCGTAACCAACCGCATGTTCACAGTCGGTACCGGCGTCGGTCAGCCGCACGGCATCGTTACCGGTGCTGCCGCTGGCAAGATTGGCGCGGGTGGTCAGGTCAGCAGCATCACCTGGGAAGATCTGATCGACCTGGAGCACTCGGTTGATCCGGCCTACCGCAACGGCACCACGCCTGCCTGGATGTTCCACGACAACACTCTGCGCGAACTGAAGAAGCTGAAAGACAACGACGGCCGCCCGATCTGGTTGCCGGGAGTGTCGGCCAGCGAGCCGGACGTGCTGGCGGGATACCGCTACAGCATCAACCAGCACATGCCGGTTATGGCAGCAGGTAACAAGTCCGTGCTGTTTGGTGACTTCAGCCGCTACATCATCCGAGATGTGATGCAGGTCGCGCTATTCCGCATGGCTGACTCCGCTTTCACCCGCAAAGGGCAAGTCGGCTTCCTGGCCTTCATGCGCAGCGGTGGCCGCCTGATGGATGTGGGCGGGGCGGTCAAGGCGTACCAGAACGCCGCCGCCTGATCCTCGGCGATCAACTAATTCCTGGCTGCCTTCGGGCGGCCCGGCAGTTCACGCATCCTGAACAGGAGCCAGATCATGGCGAGCAAAAAAGTAAAAGGCCTGGTGCTACTGGACGAACCAGCGCACAGCCTGCGCTGTGGCCAAGTGGTTGAGCTGGATAGCGCCCTCGCAAAACAGCTGGAAGCGGCGAAGCGCTTTGATACCAGTGCTGCGGCAATCAAGGCGGCAGAGGCTGCGCAACCTGCACCACCCGTTGCTGATGTCATTGAAGACGGTGCTGACCAGCAGGAACAGGGCCCGCAGAACCAGCAACAGGAATAGCGGCCATGCGCCTCACTCTCATCACGGCACCGGTGAGCGAACCGATCACCTTGGACGAAGCCAAGCAACAGTGCCGCGTCCGGCACGACAAGCTGGATGCTCGACTGCAGCAGCTGATCCGCAGCGCTCGGCAACAAGCGGAAGGGCGCACCGGCAGAGCGCTACTAATGCAGGAGTGGGAGCAATACAGCGCCTGCGCTCCGAGCCTGATCCGTTTGCGCAAGTGGCCGGTGCAAAGCGTTCAGTCAGTTACCGTGGATGGTCAGCTGTTGCAGCAGGCGTCGTACAGCGCGACCGTAGGCGACAATCCGGTGCTGACGCCAGCAGAGGGCGTTAGCTGGCATGGCAAGGAAGTGCGGGTGCTGTTCACTTCTGGCTATGCGTCTGCATCTGATGTGCCGCAGCCCATTCTGGATTGGATGCTGATGCGCCTGGCGGCGCTCTACGAAAATGCCAGTGGCGTGGTGGTGGGAACGAATGCCTCTGACCTTGGTTTTGTTGACGGGCTGCTTACTGATTATGAGGTGCCGGCATGAGAGCGGGTCAACTTGACACCCCGGCCAACCTCGTCGAGTTGGATCCCGATCTGCAGCCGGTCACCGTCGACTGGCTGTGGGTCGGCATCCGTGCCAAGGAAGGCACAACCCCTGCACCGGCAGGCCTGCGCAGCAGTGCGCAGGTGACGGTGCGCGCCTGGTGGGATGACCGGCTGCAGCAGGGGCGGTATCTGGTAGCTGATGACCGGCTGCTGCATATCGACAACGTGCGCGACGTGATGGGCGCGCGGGTTGAGGTGCAGATAGCTGCGACCGAGCTGGTTGGCCAGCAGGCCACGCTGCTGCCGGATGCGGGTGGGGCTGTTTCCTGTCGCGTGTTTCTGCAGCATGAAGCGCCTGTGCTGGATGCGATGGGGCAGGTGGTTGATTACAAGACGCGGGCAGAGCTAGCGTTGATTGAGGTCGGCCGCCCTCAGTCCGGTGATGTGCTGCAGGTTGCTGGGGTCAGTTATCAAGTGATCGATTACGACGACCGCAGCGATGACGGCATTGTTCGTGGCGTATGGCTGGAGCGGCAGCCATGAAACTGTCAATTACTGCACGTGATGTTCGCCAAGCGCGTCAGGACCTGGCCAAGCTGAATCGGCGTGTGGAGCCGGTTATTCGTGGCACGTTGAATACAACGGTCACCCACACCCGCAAGTCTGAGGTAATGCCTGATTTGTCGCGCATTATTGCTGGTGGTCGCCGGGCGCTGAATCGGCGCTTGATCATCAAGCGGGCCGGTAGCCGCCGCACCAATGCCCGACTGATTCCGTCTTCCTCTGGTGTTGAGGTCGAGCAGTACAAGCGCTGGGGCTTTCATGCTGTCGATCCTACCCGTGCCATCGTATGGGTGCAGGGTGTGACGGGACGTAAGATCGCCGCAGGGTTTGTAAACCCCAAAGGTGCCAAGCGCAAGCCACTGAGAACACACAGTGCGCGTACGGCTGGCGTTGGCAAGCTGGGGGGCGCACGTCGTACCTATCGCTACAGTGCGGCCAAGCCTGAGCCGGCGCTTGGGCCGAGCGTCGCGTATTGGTTTCATCTGTTGATGACCGGCGCTCGGATACGGCGCGTTCACAGCTTCATGATTGCTGAGTTTGAGCGCCGCCTTGCTGCGGAGATAGAGAAGGGCATCAGGCTACCGGTTCGCCGCCGCTAGCACGTGTGACCTGCTAGTGGCTATACGCTATGCTCCCTATCAGGATTGGCAAGGGAATAGAGCAATGGAATGTCCTAAGTGTAAGTATGAACCAACGATGGCAGAGCACACTGCCAGCCCGGAAATCTGCCCCAAGTGCGGAGTCGTCTACGCGAAGGTTCAGGCGAGGCAAGATGCTTCAGTGGCCGATTCTCCCGGTGTCTCGGCAAAGTTGGGTGCGGGGATAGCTGGGGCAAAGGCAGGTATTGAAGAGAGCCGGCAGCGCCGCCAGGAGGCAGAGTGGCAGTCCAGTCTGAAGCGGGCCGCGCCAGACTGTGTGGTGATTACTGGCGTACAGATTCCCTTCATTAGCTTGATTTGGCTGATGACGAAGATAATTTTGGCAGCGCTGCCCGCTGCTGTTTTGGCTGGACTGATACTGTTCATGCTTGGATCGTTTGTCGGTGGCGTTTTCTCAGGGCTCGGTAACTACTCATCCAATGATGTCCCGAGTCTTTCGAGCGGTGTTTCTGGCTCCTCGGATGAACTGAGGCGTTCTGATCCCGAAACTGTAGACGAACTGCCAGATCGTAGAGAGGTAGCCGAGCAGTGCCGCAAGTATGAGGGATTTGCGGAAACGCTGATGCAGGGACGGCAAGCCGGCATTCCCATGTCAACTGCCATGGGGTCAGGTGAAAATGAGCTTTTGAATCACCTGGTTGTAAGTGCATACGAGAAGCCTCGTTATGGAACTGATCAGATGCAGCAGAGAGAAGTGGAAGACTTTAAGAACGAAGTCTATCTGCAGTGCATAAAGAATATGCGCTAGAAATCTTCTTCAAATCAAACCCGCTTCGGCGGGTTTTTTATTGCCCGGAGTTCCCATGACTAAAGCCACAGAGCTGGACGCAGCGCTGCAGGCGCGGCTGTCCGCTATTACCAAGGCAGGCGGTTATCTGACTGATGTGGTCAAGGTGTATGGCCCGCTGGACAAGATCAAAGACCGCGACCCAACCCCCTACATCCAATACCGCATGGTGCGTGATGGCCGCGCTGACACAGCTGGGCGGCAGGTGCTGCGCCGCCGTGAATACGCCATTGAAGTGACCTTCTCCAAGGGCGCAAGCGCGGCTGAGCTGGATGGCGCGCAGGTCGATGTGTTGCGTGCGTTGGGCTTTTACGAGCCCGACGTTGATAAGCGCTTCCCCGGTCTCGATGACGAAGAGGACGAGGCCGAACCGCAGTACCCGGTGGATGGTGTAACGACCATGCGCCTGATCATCAGCATCGCTGTGTTGTACACCCAAACCTACTAGCAGGCCGCAGGCCAGGAGCACGAAATGGACCAACTTTACACTCAGCTTTTCCGTGGCCATGTGAGCGTCGGCGCTTACCCGAGCTGGGGTCTGGAAGAGATTTTCAAACTGCAGAACGTGAACGCTGAGCCGGAATCGTCCGAGATTTCGATCCCCAATCCGACCCGAATCGGCCTGCCCGAGCTGGATGGCGTCACCTCAACGTCTGCAATCAACATCACCGGTGAGGCGGTGGACTTCAGCCCGCGCGCGGCAGGCATCGCGCTGTACGGTTCGGTCGAGCGTGTGCCCAGCGGCTCTGAGGTAGATGAGCCACATGATGCGTACGTGGGTGGCGACATCGTACTGCAGCACATGCCGCTGGCGGTCACCGCTGTTACCAGTGACGACGGGGTTACGGAGTACACCAGAGGCCTTGATTACGCTGTGCTGCCGGGCGGCATCCGCGTGCTGCCGGGCGGTGCGCTCGCTACCGATATCAATGCCGAGACTGCAGGCGTTGATGGCCGCAAAAAGCTGCCAATCCTTGTGAGCTACAGCTACCCGACTGTGGATCTGATCAAGCCGTTCACGCAGGGCCGCAAGTTCTATCGGGTGATGTTCGCGCAGGTCAATGAAGGCGGTGCCAACGAGAAGCGCCGTATTAAGTGCTTCTATGCGCGCATCAGCCTGAACGGTGGTATGCCGATCACCCAAGGCGCGGAGTTTGGGTCGATTCCGGTCAGTATCCGGCTGCTGCCGGACCCGAACGTTTATGAGCCGGGCGACGCGGCGTTCTTCACTATCGAGCACGAAGCGGTGGAGGCATGAGCGATCTGAGTGTTCTGTTCCCGAAACCTGTCTCGGTGCCGTTCGGTACCGGGCGGGTAGAGGTTAAACCGGTCACGCTGGAGCACTTTGAAGTGTTCGGCAAAGCGTCAGGCGCACTGATTAGCATGCTGCAAAATGCCAGCCCGGCAGAGATTTATGCCTATGCCCGCCAGTCCGGCGCATTGGATGCCGTGCTGGGTAGCTGCACCAGCCTGAGCCGCCGCCAGCGACGGCGTATGCCTGCGGCGTCGGCGGTCAGCCTGATGTTTGCGGTGATCCAGGTTAACTCTTCTTTTTTCGACCAAGCCCTGGTGCAGGCGGCAAGCCAGCTGGCTGGCTCTACGTCGTCCAGCAACTGATTGAGACTGGCCATGCGTTGGCTGATGTGAAGGGCTATACGCTCGATCAGCTTGAGGGATTCCAGCGGGCCATCGAAACCAGAGACCGGCGCCGAAGGCATGACGCCATTCTGGCTGCGGCCGCGGCCAGGGCTAAACCAAACCGCCTCAAAGGCATACTGCAGGAACTCTCCAAATGAGCAAAAAGGCCCGCGTGCAGCTGGTGGTAGACGGCAAGAACAACGCCGGCCCCGCCTTCAAGCAGGCAGACAACCAGCTTGAGCGGTTCAGTGCTGGCGCGAAGAAAGCGGGCCTGGCGTTGCTGGGGGCGTTCTCGGTCAGCGCCGTGGCGTCGTTTGTCAAAGAAAGCGCCCTGGCTACCGCTCAGATGGTGCGCATGGCTGAATTGTCTGGCACTACTGCTCAGAAGTTTCAGACATGGGCCTTTGCCTCTCGGACGATGGGTATTGAGCAGGACAAGCTGGGCGATATCTTCAAGGATGTGCGCGACAAGGTTGGCGACTTCCTGCAGACAGGCGGCGGGCCGCTGGCCGATTTCTTCGAGAACATCGCGCCGCAGGTAGGGGTAACGGCTGAGCAGTTTCGCGAGCTTAGCGGTCCTGATGCTCTGCAGCTCTACGTTAAGAGTCTGGAGCAGGCCAACGTCTCTCAGAATGAAATGACCTTCTACATGGAGGCCATTGCCAGTGATGCCGCGTTGCTGCTGCCGCTGCTGCGCGATAACGGTGCCGAGTATCAGCGCCTGGCCGAGCAGGCCAGAGAACTTGGCCTGGTGATGAGCGATGATGTCGTTGAGGGTGCCAAAGCCTTCGAGCGCTCGGCCAATACGTTGGGGGCGGTATCGCAAGGCGTGGGGCAGCAGATTACGTCCGAGCTGCTGCCTTCAATGAACCAACTCACCGGCTTGCTTGTTGATGTGTCGCGAGAGGGGCAGACCGCAACCCAGGTTGCCAATGTCCTCGGCTTCGTGATGAAGGTGCTGGCCAGTGCCGTGATCATTGTCGGCGATGGGTTCGGCGCGCTGGGCCGCTTTATCGGTGGCACTGCCGCTGCGGCCGCTGCTGTTGCCAGTGGTGAGCTATCCCAGGCTGCCGACATTATGCGCATGGTGGGTGAGGATAACGCCCGCAATACCGGCATCGCTATGGATCGGGTGCGCAAGCTATGGGACAGCTCATACCAAAGCGTTGGGGAAACAGTGACCCGCGTTGCGGGAGAGGTTGAGGCCAGCTCCGAGCGGATGGAAGACGCGGTGGTCACGTCCTCTCAAGCCATCAAGGATGCATACAAAAAGCTGGTTGATGACGCCAAGGAAAAGCTGAGCGAGCTGAAAACGGCAGAGCGCGAGGCAAACCGAGACGTAGAGAAATTTCGCGACGAGCGGCTGGAAATTGAAAAGCGTTATGCCGATGCACTGGCCCAGCTGCAGGGCGGGGCAGGCGGCGCAAGCTACGGTGCCGCGCAAGCGCTGAAGCTGAATGCCCGCCAGTCTCTGGCCGGCGGTGACTTTGAAGGTGCGCAGCGGCAAGCCCAGCAGGCGCTGGAGATGCTGCTGGAGCTGGAGCGGGCAGGAGAGAACACTTACGGTTTTACCGGCTTCGCCAAAGAGCTGCAGCAAATCGAGCTGGAGGCCAACCGCCTGCAGCAGACGGATGCAGATAAAAAGCTGGCATCTATCACCGCAGAGCTTCAGCGTGTCAAAGAGCTGGCCTCAGTCGAGGTCAAGCCTTTCATGCCGCCAGAAGCCATCGAGGATCTGCGAGCCAAGGTCGTTGCACTGGGTGTGGCGCTTGGCAAAGAGATGGTCATTACTCCAACCCTTAACGTACCGGAGGCACCGGCCTCTGCTGGCTGGACGCCCATTCCGGGTAGCTCTGGCAGCGGTATACCAGGTCACGCGACAGGCACGCCCAGCGCTGCGCCAGGCCTTGCCTGGGTGGGTGAGCGCGGCCCGGAGTTGGTTGCGTTTGGCGGCGGTGAGCGTGTGTTTACTGCTGACGCATCGCGGCGCCTTGCCAGCGTACTTAGCGGCCTGCGTGAGTCTGAAGCAGGCGCAGGCCTGACTGACGCGGCGCTGGCTGGTGCCGCCAACGACTTCTCTTCTGCGGCGCTGATCCAGTTGCCGGGCGGTCGCTCTGTTCCCGTAATGGCGCAGCGCAGCGGCCTTGAGGAACTGGCCGACTTCGCCCGGCTATCCAGACTTAAAAAGGGTTGATCATGATTCTGCTGAAGCTGGGCGGTGTGCCCATCATGCCGCTCAGCGGCTGGCCGTCTGTCAGCTATGAAACTGATGGCGGCACAAGCCAAGTGCGCATGAGTGATGGCGCACTGGTAGAGATGACCCACTGGGAAAAGATGCGCATCACCATCACTGGCTCCGGGTTAATGGGTCCTGGGCTTGATGGTGTGGACTTCCGCTCGGATCTGGACCTGTGGAGCACCAAGGCGTTGCGGCTCAACACCGAAGGCCTTGAGGTAATGCTGACCACTGATCCGCGCCCGGACGTGCCTGCCTGGTGTGATGCGCTATTCCCTGACGGCACCCACCAGCGCACGCCGGTTGTGGTGGTTGGGCGTAGCGCAACTATCACGCCGGTGGCGGGAGCCGCGCTCTACAGCCTTGGCTGGCTGCCTCGTTTCACTGTCCGGTGCCGCCGGCCAACCGAGAGCAGCGAAGCCGGCAGCAATGACTGGCAGCTTATATGCCTGGAGGTATAGCGGATGTTTAATGCGTACCCCCTAAATAGCGTCCCACTCAACGGGCTGGCGTCTGGTACGGCAGTTCAGCAGATCGAGCAGGGCGGGTCATTCGTGTGGCGCCTGCAGGTGCTTCTGGGCGGTGTTGATGTTACCAGCGTGCTGACCGGTTCAGTTGTTATCAGTCGCTCCGAGGATGGCGACGCTGTCGCACGCTTTGCCGTGTACCTAGGTGCGGGCCCGGTGAATGTTGCGGCCTACACCGGGGCTGCGCTGACTGTCGACTTCATTGTCCTGGGTGAGATGGACTTTTCCAGCCGCCGGTTCACCGGGTATCTGGTGCAGCCGTCCTTCGATGTGCTCAGTCGCGTTATGTTCTGTGAAGCAACCACCCGGCTTGCGGACAGTATTGAGCGCATGGAGCTGGCAGAAATTGATCAGCTAACCGGCGGTCAATGGTCTCCTGATGTATTTGAGGAAACGGCTGGCCGATCCCGGTGGGAATACGCGCAAGAGCGCATGAGCACGCGGCCTGCCAGCTTGAATGTCGATCGCGTAGGCATGCCACGGGTAACCAGCTGGCAACCCGCGCAGGCTTTCGAGTTCGGGGCTGGCACCACTGTCTATGAATCGCTGGATGTGAACCTGGCTCCGCTTGGTGATACGCCAAACGTCTATGAGCTTGAGCTGGACTACCGGTTCACCCGCTACCGCCAACGCAACCAGTCCTACAGCTGGCTGCACCCGGGCACTGGCGGCAACACGTCGCTCACCGGCTTCAACGCCTGGCGGGCTGACTCTACCGAACTGCCAGACATTCAGATGATCACCGAGGCAACCGAGTCCGCGGGCTGGTATCTGCGCTCGGCCAGTTGGTTCCGGCTGTACGGCGACCTGCCAGACCTGCCGCAGCCTTGGTACAACGACAACACCGACTTGCTGCTCGGTGCGAATTGGTCGGCGAGCATCCGCTGGAGCCAGCGTGCAGTTGAGCAATACCGCCTGCGCCTGCAGGTTGATGACTCCGTAGCAGCTGTGGGGGAAGTCATCGAGCGTGCGCGGGTCGTGCTCGACACAGACAGCGCCGGTGACCAGGCATGGGACCGCAGCACTGGTGCTGATGGTGTTACGGTCGGAGACCTGCCGATCAACAGTGGCAGCAGCAGGGAGCCATCCCGCCTGGCTGCCGCTGCCGAATGCGCGCTCGGAGTTGGCCGCACCATGCTGCTGGCCTCTCACCGCGCAAACCAGGTGACCTGGCAAACGCCCTTGGCCCATGCGCTCGGTGTGGACTTCGGTAAGGGCGTGCGGCTAGCTGATGGTCAGGTTGCGGTTACGGGAGTACCGGCCGCGCTGGAGGAAGAGATGGATATCACCACTGGCCTCGCGATGCTCACCATCACGCTTGCGGTTAGCGTTGGCCAGTCGGGGAGCGTTGATGATGCATTGGCTTTGCCGGAGCCGCCCGAGTTTGACGACGAGCCGGGCCCAGTTGTACCTGGGGCTCTACCGACGCAGCTCGGTCTGCGGACTACCAGCCCGCTGTACGACGATGAGCTGCCTGGCTTTGCAGGTAACTATTCGATTGGGAACGGCGACCCCGCCCTGCGTTTCCCTCGGCGCTTTATGTTGATCACGCCCGAGATTCCCGAGCAGTGGCGCAACGAGATCCGTGCAGAGCAACCGGCTGTGTACAGGGTTGCTCCGATGGCAAACGAACTGGAGCTGTAGCATGAGCACGATTGATGACCGAGCCGCAGGAATCCGGGGCAAGCTGCAAGAGCGCAGCGGCGGCATTCGATCAGAGCTTGCCAGCCGCAGGCAGGCGCTTGCGCAGGGGCTGATTCGTGATTTATCACAGATCATCACCCGGCAGACCGAACCCCCAACCCTGCGCCGCGAAGAACCACGCGGCGGCATCCCGTCTGCACGCGGATATGCGCAGTACAACTACCAGCCCGGCAGCAGCTCTAGTCCTGGCGGCGGCATCGCCAGCCCGCTGATAGAGGGCGGCAGTGCGTCGGGAGCTGAACCGGTATTGGACCGCACCTACCACGCTCCCCGCGAAGTTGTCAGCTCGGACGGGCTGTTTGTGTGGGAGGTTGCGGCAATCAACACCATCACCCTGCGCGATGCAAACAACGCGGTGGTAGAGATCAATCTGGCCGAGCCAGAAAACGCGGAACCGTGAGGCCTTTATGCTGGAAAACTGGGGGTGCCCATACCACGGCACAATCAGCGGTGGCCTGCTGACGCTGCCTAATGGCAGCACTATGGATTGCGTAGAACCGGTAAGTTGGCCGGGTGATAATGCTGGGTACGGCAACACGCTGCTCCAGCGTATGCCCTGGGCGCCAGGTGCAGAGCGCGCGCCGGAGCAGGCGGCGTCAGATTTGCAGAAGGGTAGGCAGTGGCTGGATTACGCCCTGTTGTCCGGGTTGTATCAAAACCTGCACGGCTCCGTCATTGGTGGTTGGATCTACGCTGCGCCGGATAATCGCCCTTGGCTGATCGATGCCCAGCAGATCAGGAGCTACAGCGGCCAGAGTAGCTGGATCAAAGCGCTGAAGATGACCCGCTTCGGCAGGGCGGGCGGGTCGGGTGGGGTGCGTAGCTTCACTCTCGAACTAGCCAACACCGGACAGAGCACGCCAAGCCTCACTGGGGCCGTGTACGCGGAGCTTGGAGATATAACGCCAGATGGCAGCAAGGCTATCGTCGCCATCTATCTCAAGCCGAGCCAGTCGGCTGGAGGCTTCGTGGCACGGCATCCTATCGGCTTCTGGCTCATCGAGCTAAGCGGTACGCCGGGTGTTGATTTTGCTGCAACCGTTAGCGTCCTGAAATCGCGAGAGCAGACGATTGGGGTGGCGTCTGATACTGGGGCCATCCCAGCCACGCCGGCAACCTACGAAATCCGGGGGACGGTCAATGAGTCCACCAGCTCTGGCACTAGCACCATCGCATGGGCCGATAGCGGTAGCGCCTCATATAACCAGTTCTATGGTGAGCGTGAGTGGCGGATTGACGGCAAAGTCGCTGCTATGTGGTTTGACTCGTCCGGAGTGCCGCAGCCGGTGACTGTGACGATTGAGCGGACGTGGGAGGCCAATATTGGCCCCATCACCTCCACCCATTCGGGCTTGCTCACAATCACAAGTCAGGGTGGTTCCAACAGTTATAGCGGCGAGTTGGTTCAAAACATCAAGCGCAACGGCATGTCCCGCAGTACTACCCGTACCGTGACAGCAACATTCATGGGGCAGAGCATCAGCGCGAGTGTTACGAAGGCCGAGAGCGGCAGCTACGACTATAGGTGGACGCTTGCAGGCCCAGCGCCTGAGCAGGTTGTGACTGATGACAGCGTTGCCGTTATCACCTCGTCGGTGGGTATTGAGCAGGCAGATTCGAGTTTAGGCCGTAACCCGTCACCCGGAGATACGTCTTTGGGCACCAGCCCGCAAGAGGTCGCCACTGCACTGGGGGATGACCCTTGGTTTTCAGTTGGCTCTGGCAGTGCGGCCGTAGCTGTGACTGTTGGCTTGTGGCAGTACAGCAACAACCTGATATCTGTGATTACGCAGATCGGGGCTTACGACGCGCAGAACAGCAAATACGATTGGACCTGGCATAACGGCAGCAGCTTAACGCCGTTGGGCGTTGCCAGCGGTAGCGACACAGCACCTGCAGCGGCCCGGTATGGCAGCTGGAATCCGGGCACGGGTGAAATAGTGCGCGCGCAATCAACACCCGTTTGCTGGACCTAACAGGAGAAGTTATGCAGTTTGCAAACAACTACCTGCAGCCGATCACGTTGACGGCGGCAGCAGGTACGGCCGCTTTATCGCTCGCCGATGGAACCTATCGGCTGACCATTGCAGATAGTGCAACGGCCGCGACTCGTTGGGAGATTGTCGACGCCGATGTGGTGGGCGGTAATGCAGCGCTTACCCGTGGCCAAGAGGGGACGGCGGTTCAAGATTGGGGGGCTGGCAGTGTCATCTACTGTACGCTGACTGCGGGCACGTTCCAGAGCATTCTGGCGCGGCTGGATGCGCTGGAGGCACCGCCGACGAATGTGCTCACTTTTGAAATAGTGTCTGCTGCGGTTCCGCCAGAGATGGTCCCACCGGGCTTTGGAGGAACGGGATTCTCTGCTGGCATGGAGGTCGGCAGCCTTGTTTCTGCGCCTGTTGAACTGGGTGGTGCCGCAGTGACGGTTACTCAGGTTATGAGCCTGGTGAATAGTACCGGCGAGACGACGCTGTACGGGATCGGTATCGGCGGAACAACAGAGGGCACGACCGAACCGGCCGAGTACATACTATCGGCGCCAGGGTATGAGGATCAGACGGTAGTTCTGCAGCAGGATGCTACGGATTGGTTTATTGAGTTAGTCGACCTACCGATCGGCCAGCTCTGGCCAGACGGCCCGGTGACGATAACGCTTACCCCTGTATAAGTTGCCGGTACTGCAAAACCCGGCTTTGGAACAGCCCACATCCGTGTAGAGCCAGCGTGATAGTGCGTGACCTGGCTGCAGGTGTCGCCAATTACATCAACGAAACGCAAACCCCATCACAACCGCTTCGGCGGTTTTTTTATGCCTGGAGAAAACATGACGCTGGGAAGTAAACAACGGCGCTTCACGCGCATGATCGGCCTGCTGATCGAGTACGCATATCAGCAGGGGTATGAGCTGACGTTTGGTGATGCCTATCGAGATCCGCGGGTACACGGCAAGGTAGGGGAGAAGAAGAGCTACAGCGCCGCCAGCAGCCTGCACAAGCAGCGGTTGGCGGTGGACTTCAACCTGTTCCGTAACGGCCAGTACCTGACCAGCACCGAAGACCACCGGCCGCTGGGTGAGTACTGGGAATCACTTGGCGGTAGTTGGGGCGGGCGCTTTAACGATGGTAACCACTATTCCCTGGAGCACCAAGGGCGCCGGTAGCGTTACAGCTCGCACTTATACCGTTGGGCCAGCTCAATGCCGAGGCGCTCAACCTCGTCTCTGGCAATGGCGCGTTCCGCCTCGGTCAGTTCTTCGTCGTTAAAAGCGTCCACGTGCTCAGGCGAATCCAGCAGAAGAGTTGCAACGTACCTGCGGGCCGCGTTGCGGGCGGCGTACTCACGCGGGGTTGGTCGGTAAGGAAGGTCACGATTAACCTTCATCTTTTTTGTCCTCATCATCGATGCTGGATGAGGCGAACTCGATTCGCCTAGCGATTTGCTGTGTGTTGTTGTCGACCTTGTAGACCGTGCTTCCGGCTAGGATGTATACGAAGCTTTGATCGGCAATAATCAGGCTTCCGCGAATTTCGCCCTCGTCGCTTGGAATGACGTGTATCTCGTCTGAAAGGGGGGCGTTCAACTTCATACTCGCAACTTCATTTTTGACCGCATATTTCTCGCCTTGCTGGTACACACAGGCAGGAATTATCAGGGCGAAAACGCTAAAAATACACACTATAGAGCCAGTCTTTATTTGCCCTTTGAAAGGGATTTCCTTGAGGTTTTTCACGCCTAAGGCCTTAATCGCCGCGTCGAATGCAAGCATAGCTGTGGCGATCAAACCCAAGATAAAGCTGGATACGAGGATGGTAAGAAAGCCGCTTTCTACGATCATATTTGTGAGGAAAAGGTATCCGTAGAACAGGAGGGCGGGGAGTCCTATTTCCAGCTCACCGATATCTATTCCGAGCTTTCTGAGATGACCAGAGAGAAAGAGGTAACCGGCTGCAGCAAATAAACCGTTCATGACGAGGGCTACCCGAGTGAGCGATGCGTAGTCATAGCGCGGTGAAGTGAGCTTGGAAGAGGCCGAAGTTGGTATCTGGTCTGTGGCGTGTTCTTGAGGTTGGCTCATTCTCTAATCATCCCTGAAAAAACACCGAGATTATCACGCTCGCGTATCTATCGGCAGCTGCCTTGCCGCCATCCACCAGCCCGCACCTGCGGGCTTTTTTGTGCCTGGAGGAATCATGTTTGGAAACTGGAAATGGGCGGGTCAGCTCGCGGCCGCGGCTGGGTTGTTGGTGGTTGTGCTGGCGGCGGGGTGGTGGGCGGTGTCGCCGCGCATTGAGCTGCTGCGGCTGCGGGCCGATACGGCCGAGCGGGGTCTGGCCAAGGCTGATGCGCTTATCCAGGTACAAGCACGGGTGCTGGAAGGGCAGCAGCAGGAAATGGGGCGCATTGCAGAGATTGGCCGGGGGCTGGAGCTGCTGCGCCAACAGGTGGACCGCAACGCCAATGATCAATCACAAGCATTTGAGGAGCTGAAACAGAATGACCAAACGATTAGGCAGTATCTGTCTGAGCATGTGCCTGTTGAACTCGGGCTGCTCTACGCCCGCCCAGCCACAACCGATCCCGCAGCCTACCGTTCAGAAAGGGCAGTGCAGTCTGGTGCCGTGCCGGCTGCCGGCGCGCAAACCGTTGGTGGTGAATGACGACTGGCGCAGGGCGTTGGATGAGGCTGAGGCCGCACTACTTCTCTGTGCGACTCAAGTCATTGGATGCTTGGAAGTTCAGGAAGTGACGCCCTAAGAGAGCCAACGTTATGCGGGCTCTCGCTACAGCTTCAGTAGGTCTGACGTGGCGAACTCCATCCAAGGAATTTAGGTTGCACTTTGGTCGGGCTGGTGCTCAGTAACAAGCACCTTGGTTCTTGAGTGCTCGACAAGGTGCTGATTGTTAGCGATTTCTGCATAAACGCTTCTGCCGCCAGTGTTGCCGCATACAAGGTAACTTATATGCTGAAAGAACTCTTTGGGAGTCAGGGAGTTTTCTAAAATTGTGAATATTTGCGGGATACTCATGGCTAATGAGTCGTAGAATGGCACCTTGTTTTTTGTTCCGATCTCCCCTGAATCTTTGGCGATTTTTTGAATTTGTAATGCTTTGTCTCTCCAGTCATTGAGCTTTTTATCTTCTTTTGGGTCAGGGTGGTGGACATTGCTTTGTGTTGCGGCCTTTAAAATGCTCATGGTGAAGATCTTGTCTTGAACTGCGCCAAAGTCATGGAAGCTGACTGATACTCTTCTTATGGTTCTGTTTTTCCAGTATATGGTTTTTTCGTTGTTGTTGTTTTTTAGTGTTAAATGGCCGTTCTTTTTTAGTTCTTGCTCTAGGCGCATTGCTTGGAATTGTGTCGCCAATATGCTGTTTGCGAGGTCCTTTAATACGTCGGCTTCATTGCCTGATTGCGCCTCGCGCGTTAGCACTTTTTTCTTTGTTTCGAATATGTATATGTGCTTTTCATCTTCGCAAATCATGTCGGCTTCTAAGTCTTTCCCTTTTTCGCATTGCTTTCCATGAATTATGTTTATGCCTTTCTCAGTCATTTTTCTTCTAATAAATTCTTCGATCTTAATGCCTAGCTCCGTTTCGTTAGTATTGGAGTGCTTGCCATTTGGGTGGGTGATTGAGCGGCAAATAGCATTTATGCACCCAAGGGCTGAGATGCTTTTGGGGTATATGATGTATTCTTTGTTTGTGGCTGCAGCTGGTTTGAAATAGTGGTCTGTATTTAGGCTGCTTGGTGGGAACTCTAAGTTTTTATTGATTTCCCGTGCCGGGGTGGAAAGTAGATTTTTTATTATCTTCTCTGATTTTTCTTTGGGTATTTTTGTGTTTTTTGCTATCTCGGCCTCGGATGCGTATTTAAAGCTCTTGGTTTTGGCTAGCGATAGAATCGACAAGGCTGTTCTGGTTGTATCTGTAAGCTTTGAGTCGGCAGATACTATTTGGCGATTTTGATATTCTTTGTGGATGTAGCTTATGAACTCTTTTGCATAGCTATGATTGGTTTGATGAAGGCCCACCAAGTTGTCGTAGAGTATGTTTTCTCTGGTGAATCTGAGGATGGCTTCGTTTGGAGTGTGTAGTGTCTCCCATTGGCTTTTGGGTTGTATTTCAAAAGTGCTGACTAGGATTGTTATTAACTGAGATAAGTGCTCAAAACCATCATGTTCTTTGTTGGTATTATGGTTTGAATACTTTGTTATTATTGCTGTTAAATAGCCAAATGGGATTGCGGCTCCACGCGGTTTGTCTGCCGGTGAGACGTTGCGAAGCTCTGTGAAGCGCTTTAGTTTAGGGTTGTACACTTTGCCCAGTTTTTTTGCTAAGCCTGCTATCAATTTCTGCCCTCCGGTGGAGGTGCATATGTTGTCTATAAGAGTATTTATTCTGTCGTAGCTTTCTTCTGATATGCATAGCTCATTGTTTATTTCAATGAACTTTATTCCTGCATTTTCTAAGAATACATATGCGCGAGCAAAATTGTGCAGAGGGGCTTCTAGAAAAGGGGCTGGAGGGGCGCTGAAGTAATGCAGCTCAGAACGGTTACTTATGATGGTTTTTATTAAGTCAGGCCAGTCTGTCTCTGCTGGGGAGGAAGTGACCTTGACGTCTTTTCTCGCGGCCTCGCGTATGCTCTGTAAAACAGGCATGTACTTTTCATAATCGAGTTTGTCACGATGATGCTTTATTACCAGCTCCTGGCTGAGTCTCTTCACTATTGCTGAAGCATCTTGTGGATCGCTGATTTTTTCTCTTGCCTCTGAATACACCGCTTCGTAGCCATCTTTCGATTTTGGAGCTGTAGACGGATGCTCTCGAAAGGATTTGTCGCAAAGTGCTATGAAGTTCGTTACGTCCATGTTGTTCCTCATGCTGTCATAGTGGGGCTGAGTGGAAGCCAGTTTCAGGTTAAGTCGGTGGGTGGCTGCTGTCGACGTTTGTAGGGCTGTCTGCTCTACTTTCATCGGCAAATTCTCGGTGTGAGCAACTGCACCGACTTGAGTGGAACCGTTTTTTGCGATGGGTATCCTCGACAGGGTACTCACCGTTGGAGCCACCATGTTTGCGTATAGTATTACTGTACCGTTGACCTGCAGTCTTAATCCGGCTACCTTTTCCACGTCGCTGCAAATTCAGCGACACGGGTTTGGCGACCCGAAACACAAGGCGGACACCGCCATTGCGCGGTTTTTTTGTGTCCGCAACACGGCAAGGCCTTTATGGGCGGGCCGTGTGGGAGACCTTCGGGTCTGCCGGTTACTTGTGGCCGGTTCGCCAACCTGCACGGTTCGCTCACCCTGTTTGGCGACGGGGCGAGCGGAAAAAGACCGCTACACAAGAGGCGACTAGCATGCCGAAACTTCCCGTTCTTACCCTCAATCCGTTCAAAAATCGTGCTGCCCGCTACCGTGCTCAGGCCCTTACGGCGTTGCATGCTGACTCCTCTCTGTCTGTCCGGCTCAAGCGTTACAACGCGGCCATGGCCAAGGCCCGTGACCTGGAAGCCCGTGGAGGTGCCCTATGAGCGTTCAAGCGCAGGCGCCGGTGCCTTCTCCGCTGCACTTCAACAACCGGCGGGATCTTCCGCTGCATCGCTTACCCTTCATTGGCCCAGTGCGCGGCCGCACTCAGTTCAGCTTTTGGGCTGTGCCCAGAACGGGCGGCTACGCTGGCGGCAATGAAGTAGGCCGCGGGCTGGCTCGCATTTACCTGAAGTACCTCAAGCAGCACGGCCGGCCGGAGGGCTTGGGTGCCCTGCAGTGGATTGTGCTGGATATGCTCGGCCCCACCGCTGCGAGCGCGTTAACGCCGGAGCAGTCCGCTCTGCGTGGGCAAGTGGTCGGCTTCTTCTCTGAGCTGGACGCCTGGTTAGAGGTGGCTGTGTGCGACTTGGACGGCGGCTTGGACGCTCAAAGCGACAAGGCGCTGCTGGACCTGGTCAATGCCGGGCTGCGTTCTGATGAGTGCAGCGAGGAGGGGGAGTCATGAGCCAGCCTATCGAGTTTGCTTTTGATGATAAGTCCGTGCGCGTGGTCTTGGTGGACGGTGAGCCGTGGTGGGTGGCCGCTGATATTGCCGCTGCCTTGCAGTACCGCGAAACCAAGGATATGACACGTATCCTAGATGATGATGAAGCTGACCGGCACAATGTGCCGGTCAGGTCTGCGAACGGTGTTGGCCAGTCCCGTGAAATGACCATCATCAACGAATCCGGCCTGTACTCCGCAATCCTGCGCAGCCGCAAGGCCTCGGCCAAGCGCTTCAAGAAGTGGGTCACCGCTGAGGTGCTGCCCAGCATCCGCAAATACGGCGCGTATGTGATGCCCAATACGCAGCCCGATCCAGAGCCAGCACCCAGAGCGCCGCGGGTAGAAGCGGAAGAGGTGGTTGCCGCAGGGCGGGTGTTCCGCTCGCTCTACACCGTTGGCCGCAGCATGGGCATGCCGCGCCGGCTGGCCGCCACCCGCGCCAATCAGGCCGCAGAGCGCACCACCGGCGTGGATCTGGCAGCAGAGCTGGACGCCAGCCCCTGGCTGGACGGCCCAGACCTGCCAGCGCCCCAGCGCAAAGCCTATGAGCTGCAGCAGCGCATCCGTGCACACCTGGTGGCCAACGACTGGCCGCAAGGCTTCAGCGTGCAACAAGTGATTGAGGCCCTGCAGCTGGTCAACGACCGCGGCACCCAAACGTCCGTCGGCAGCTGCCTGCGGTTGCTCGGCTACAAGCGGGTGCGTCTGTCACCCACTGGCCCCGGCGGCGCACGGCCGTATGTGTATCAGTTGGTCACGCTGCCGGCGTTGAGTTGAGCTTGGATATGGGGGTATTAGCCTCGTGAAAGGACGGGCTCGCTAACGAGGTAAGCGCTATCGCCGTCAACAGTTATCCATTGGCGGCGATAGCATTAGATTAAAAGAGGAGCTTGGTTATATCTAATCAAAGCTCGTTCTTTAGTGCGTCGTGCTCGTCCTTACGAGCACGGAGGATCTCGTAAGCTATCCGGCGATCTGAATCGTTGCCGTTGGATTTGGCTATGTCGTAAAGCTCTTGGTTTGACTTGCGATCAAAAAGGGCTTTTCTTCTATCTCGCTCGTTGTTCTGTTTTTCTGCGCTCGCCGCAGCTTTCTCAAGATGCTCTGGCAGGTTCTTAGCGATATTGAGGCCAAGGTTCCATAAGGACTTACCAATCAGCTTGGCGCTGGAAGCTGCTTTGGATTTCACGGTCCCATTTTGGAACTCGTTCTTGACTTCGCTCCACGCGTCACCAAGCTCAAATTCAGTGAAAAACTCTTTCGGGGGTAGCTGATCATCCTGATCCTGCAT